ATATAAATCAAAGAAAGCGTTATGCCCTCTTGGCGTTCCAATAAAAAAAGCAAACGTAGGTATATCTTTCGTATTCCTATCAGATAAAGCTGGTCTTAAAACTGTAGGAAATAAACTCTCTGGCACATCTGCCATCTCATCAATACAACAACCATCAAGGTAAATTCCCCTCAGAGAATCAAAATTCTCAGAACCCAACAACTGTATCCTTGCACCATTAGGCAAGTCACATCTAAGCTCTGTTTCATGGAACGAAACCATAGGCACTTTAGAAGCAAACTCTTTCAAATAAGACCAGGCCACCATCTTAGCCTGCCTATAAGTTGGCGCTATATAAGCGTACCTCGGATTGTTCCTCGTATTCAGTATAGCAGCCCTTAACAAGTGGTTTATAGCCATGACAGTCTTGCCAAACCTTCTATGGCATACAACCACACCCCAGCGCTTCTTTGTAAGCTCGTTGTGGAGCTTTGCTTGAAGTGGTCTAGGTGAATAAGGGATCTCAATGTTCATGTGTAAGACACTCTCCTAAGAGTATATAATAGATATAGAAAGGTGCGCCCGATCTGTGGGGGTGTAGGGGGTGCAAAATCCCAAAAATAGGCATCATACGAGTATATAACTCGTAACCATTCCTATATATCGCAACGATCACAGTTGATCGAGTGGCTTTTATTGTACTGCTGTTGGTTCGTGTGCGAGATTACTGTCATACAATACTTATAGGCGAACTAACTTCCTACACAATCTCTAGGTTACCATTAGCCCAAGACAACGTGACTTGCCCATTATTCGTTGCTTGCTTATCTTCTGCTTTATCTCGCACTCCCAATGGTTGCATCTGTCTAATATGCTTGTCCATATGGTCGCACTCTAATCGCCTTCGTTGTACTTCTGCCATTGCTAACTTGGGATCATCTGGTAGAGCTAACTTAACCAAGTCAAGTATCTGATCTCGCATTACTTCACATTGCAAAGCTCTAGCCCTTCTATATAAAGTATGGGCTTCGTCATTCTCTTGAACCCATCTAAGAACAGTACGCCATGAAGGCAAGCTCTTTGTATTGTTGCAGATCCTAGTTAAGCTTTCACCTTCTGCAATGCGCTCACAAATCTTTTCCATTTGCGGCTTTGTAACTCTTATCTTAATAACTTTTGCCATAAGCTGCTTTCATAAAAAAACCTAGCAACTATATTTCAAGCTGCTAGGCAAAGGATAACTATATGATAACCAAACAATGCCACTTTTCAGATCATTTAGTCAAGTGCAATGATTAAATAAATATATAGCTTGACGTTAAAAGACATATCTATATTATAGAGCTAGGGCAATCATGCCCACTTATGGAAAGGTTAAGCTATGAAAGATCAATTAAAACAAGTTTATTTCTCACTTGATGAGGATAACATTTATATCGGCTATATATTAGAAAACAACTTTTGGAATGGTTGGCTTTCTCCTTATGTAACTAAAGAAGTTTATGATTCAATAATTCATTACTACACAGTTGAACGTAAGTTAGATCCTGAAGGCCGAAACTATTACGAGGATGAAGAAAACCCTTGGCTTGATTTAGCTAAAATAGAGCCAAACAAAGACGGACTTTATGACGTATCACATGGTTTCTGTTGGTCTGAAGTTGAGTATCTATCCGAAAACCATGCAACAGACGAGCAAGTTCTAAGATTATATAGTGATCTTGTAAGCCTTGGTAATCAAATGGTTGCAGAGAGTAAGCTAGATCAATCAAAAATATACTTTGCAAAACTACTAGAAGTTAATGACGTAGTAAAAGCTAGAAACCTATCAGTTGAGGAGTGGATATAATGACACAAGCGCAATTAAAAGAAGATTTAAACCAAGTAACATTATATGCTCAACCTTATGACTTAGATGCACAAGGCTTTTACTTTGATAGCTTTGAAGATTATGAAACTAAGTATAATAAAAACTGTAATGTTTATGGTCAATTTGTTGAAGAATACGAGATTCAATTCATTGATGGCTCTGTCATTAACTCTGCTTTATTTGATGCAGTTGGCTCATATAATCTTAAAGCTTATTACAAGGTTGTAAATATTTGGGATGATTTCGAAAAAGTAGATTTAATTATTTCATATAAAGATAATATTACAAGTGAGCCATTTAACGAGGATATAGAGCCAAATGACTTAGATATAGAAGTATATTATGACATGACGTTTAGAGAATTAGCTCAAGAGTTTATTGATGATGGTTGTCTTGGCGATATTCCTAAACACTTAGAAAATTATATTGACGTTGATAAGTATGCCTATGATCTAAAGATGGATTACAACGAGTTTAGACTTGGCAGTACAACTTTAATTTATAGGAGTATGTAAAATGAGTAATAATCATAGAATAGATGAGCTAGTAACCATATATCAAAAATGGACAGAACAACAAAAAGAGTTTAAAGGAATCCATATAGGTAGTGCAAGTGAAATGTTAATGATTGAAACTTTAACAAGTTATCAAGTAAATTGGTTAAATAGATTTATTGAGGTTTGGGATAAAGCAGAAAGCTAAATAATTTGTGTTACTCTTGTTGGGCAGTTTAACGACTGCCTAACGAGAGCTATACAAGCTCAACCATGGGCAATTATGCCCACTTGTGAAAGGAACTACTATGACTATAGCAAACCATAAAGATTTAAGCTTTGAGGAATTACAAAGCTCTCTTGAAGATCTTGGCTTTCAGTATGAGAGAGGCAACTTTAAAAAAGAAGAAATGATTGAACTAGTAAACAGATGTTGCAAAGTTTTTTTATTTACTGAGAAACAATTAGAAGTTGTAACAGATGCTTTAGAAATTATGCAAAGTAACTATCAACATTGTGTTGATGAATTAGAGCTTATAACTGATCCATCTAAAGACGATCAAGAGCTATTAGAAGAACGTCAAACAGCTCTTAATGAAATAGACAAAATTAATTTAGCAATAGGTTAGGAGTATTAAAAATGAAACTAGCAAACACAAATAATTCACTTGCCTACAATCTTCAATTAACTTTAGGTTACAATGAGAATGATAGAGGTTCTTATGGGCTTGTAATGGACTTAGACACTAGCCTTATTGGCACTCGAAATTATATGGGCTTGGCTTATTTTTGGGATCATGACGTTAAGCACACAATGCGAGAGATGACACCTAAGTTCAGAAAGGTTGTTCATGATACTGCAATGAAAAATAATTTAATAAAAGATGGCTTTGTTAAAACTAATAACGAGTTTATAAAAATAATAAATGCGACTTTAAAGAAATTTAAAATAAAAGATAGCTCTAGTAAAACTGGATGGGGATATTTTTTTGAGGAACTAAATGAATAAAACAGAATTTAGAGAAGCCAGACAAACGCTTGGCTTCTCACAAAAGCAGTTAGCGACTTTACTAAAAGTCGCATCCGATAGAACAGTCAGACGTTGGGAAGCAGGAGAGAAAGATATTCCTGGTCCAGTTGTTGTGCTTATGAATTGGCTACTATCCAACAATAAGCCAAAACTATAAAAGCAGTTAGCAACTTTTTATAACTTGTAATACAACCTAACCAAAGCATCTTTATATCTGCGCTTTACAATTCTTGGATCATGTAAGCTTAACAACCTAGCTATTTTAGACCACTTAGCGCCACGATCTCTAAATGCAGCCGAGTGAGCTACCGCCCAGACAAGCCTTCTATCTTCTGTTTCCATCTTAGTTAAAGCTAAATCTATAGCTTGATCTAATCTAGTAATCTGTTCTGGACTTGCTTTTAATCTGGTTGTTTCTGTTGTGCTGTAACCATAGCCAGACCATTCAGTCACATAATCTGGCCAACTAGCCATCTTCTGTTTTCTAAAAGCAGTCGGCAACTTTCGCTCAGTTTCGGCAGCTTCAAAGAATAGCTCGTTTAACTGAGCTATATCCATTACTTGCGCTCATTTCTTAGTTTGTAATCCATCATGTTTAACCACTCTAAACGCTCAAATCCAGATATGTGATCGAGGTTAGCAAGTAAATCTTTATAAGCATCAACTGAATAACGTGGCCTTAACTTTTTAAGAACTCGTCTTTGTAGTTCATCAATGGGAAACTTTGCACTTCGCTCGACTGCGGCAACGTAATATTGGTTGGATTTCTTTACAGTCATCTTAGCTAAGTTCTTTATCTTAGCTAAGTTCTTTAACTTAGCTAAGTTATCTAAGTTATTTTCTTTAATAAAAGGTTTATCATTATTGCTAAGTTGTGCGCTAAACTTAGCTACATGATCTTGCTTTAAAGAAATTATACTGTCATCACTTTTCATCTGTCAATCCTCCGAATAGAAATAAATAGTTTGCAGCATCCCATATGTGATCGCTATCTGGCTTCCCGCAATCGATACGAGCTAGTTTCATCTCCACTAATATTTTTGTTATATCGGCAGCAGTTATCTTTTTACCAGGGGCAAGTTTATTGCCCAGGCTTAGATTCACTCTTGCAGCTATGTTGTTATAAAGTGGCTTATAATCTCCTAGCTTGTCTGCTCTATCTTTTAATATGATTGCAGCTTGTTCAGCGTGTTGTTGCGGTTTCATTCAGTACAATCTCCCTCTTTTGTTTGACAAAAATAGCCTTGCTGGTCAAAAACCCAGTCTTGTTGATTAGTAATAAAATCATTAAAATTAGATAAGTTTCTAACTCTATTAAATTGTTTGTTTGTGATCTTTTCCATATCTAGCCACCATTTAGCCTTGTTTGGAAATTCTTTAAATAAGATAGCTAATTGGGATTCGGATTTAAGAAAACAACCATCACAGTTACCCATAATAGTTTTCCCATTAACTACTGGCAGTCTTAATTTAAAGGTTTGCTTTAACCAAAAGCTTTCAACATCAATTAACTTATCATCTGCTAAAACCATGGGATAATAAGGGTAATAGCCTTGATCTAATTTATCTTTCATTCTTTTTTTTTCGTCAGCTCTAATGCCTAAACAGTTGTTCCAGTTTTTCCAACCTAATGATTTTAAATATTTACTAGCTGTTTGTATTTTTAATATACCAGTACAATATCTTTGTAAGGCATTAGGCAATCTGCCATATCTTAAAATAACTTTTTTAAATGGCTCACCATCACGACTAGCTGAGTTATGATTAACTTCTTTAAATGTATTTTTGCCATCAACTTCATTATATTCTAACCAAGTAACCTTAACATTCCATCTATCAGAACATTCTTGAACAAAGTCTAATGTTTGCTCCATCTCACGACCAGTATTAGTAAATATAACTTTAGCTCTATTTGGCAAACCATTATTAGCTTTAAGTATTTCATGCAGCATAAAACCACTTGTGCGACCACCGCTAAAACTTATCTGTACATTGCTATCTGGTAACTTGTAGTCACTCATTTTTACCCTCAATCTCTTTAATAGCTAATCCAATCCGATAGGTTATCTGTGGCAATAAGGCATTGCCTAACTGCTTTAATCTGTCTGCTCTGTATTCATTCTTATGAGTTGTTCGTTGGATATGTCTGGGTTCGTCCAGCCATCCGGAAAGCCCATCAAATATTCCACGAAACCTGGCGAAAGTTTCCCCAATCCCTCTTTCTGATACATCTCCACCGCTAGGTCTTTCTGTCTGCCCTTCTCTATTCTGTTCTCGTAATACTCGTTGTTCCCATTGTAACTGTGTTTCCC